ACTTTATTTGGCATTTTGCTCATAAAATTTATTGCGAACTTCAATAATACTAGACTTTCTCAACCATTCTCGGTCTTGTTGTTTCATCCATGAAAACACTCGATTGTGCAACGGTGTATATAATGAACCGCCTTTTATTTCATGTTCTCTATTTCGTGCAACTTTGTCTTTAATTCCACGCATTTGCTTCCAGAAATTATAGTAAGGTAATTTAAGCTTTGCCATAAATCCATTACTATCTTCAATAACAAATCCTTCTTCTATAATATCCCAATTTTCTTTTATTTCTCGATACCACGTATAGAACTCAATCCAATTATCAAATCTATACTTCAACTGTTTGTGTGATAAATTAAAATTCATTGCAAAATTAACAACATCATTATAATTAAATTTCTTAAAATGAATATCTCTATAGATGATATCCAATAAAATAATATCATCTTCATTATATTCAATAATATGAGGGTCTTCTTTGTGCTTAATAACTTCGAACACTAATGAAGCATTGTTTTCTCTTAAAAACCTTTCCATGTAATCAATTTCTACACTTGTAAATCTATCTAAAAATATCTCTTTTAACCATTCGGCATGTTCTCCACGAATCTCCGACTTGGATGTAAATATTAGATTTCCTGTTGTTGAATTATAGCCAACTGTGCCAAGATACCCATTTGGTTTTTCGTATGCATAAACAGGGAATTTTAAATTATCTGCAAGATAATTTATTTTAGTCTCTTTAACTTCATTGATATTAAAGAACTTCTCGTAGCTTCTTGAGGCGATTGTATTGTCATTTAAATTAATAAACAATCCTCTTGCTTTGATATTTAAATCATCCCATCTTCTATCAGTAAATGCTTTTTTCGTAAAGTTAAACGAGGCAATCCCATCTCCTAAATCTTTTTCTTTAATTAAATCATGCTTACGCATATATTCAACTAACTCTTCTACAGTAAAGTCTTTTCTATTTACGTCATGAGGAGATTTTTCTGGTTCTTTAAATACATTATTTTTAACTTCATATGTTTTGAATCCATTTTTATCTATTGTTACTGCTCTTAAATATCCTCCGAATTCCACTTGTCCTTCCAGATTGAATGAATTTCTACTTGCTTGAACTGGTAAACGCATAATGTTTCTGTGACCATGAACTTGTACAGCGTTTATAAAAATAGCATTATAAATCGTTGAGGAATTTCCTACTCCACCAGACACCTCTATTGAATTACATTCATTCTTCTCCCAAGCATAATCAATGTCTGTGTCATATGTTCCAACACCATTAATAAACTGTTCTGTAGCCATTAACATTAAATTATCTGGTAATTTTGATAATCCACCATGAGTTACCAAAATAGGTTTTCCATGATACGTAAAATATGCCAATTGTCTAAATTTTCGATAGAATTGTCGAACATCTTTTTTGTACTCAATTAAAGATTCTTTTGTATGACCTTCTTCCAACTCTTTCTTTGTATCACTTAAAAATCCTTTATTATGAATATTTTCTTCTTCGTCATTAGCCCAATACCAAAACCACTTATCATGATTTCCTTCAATAAATATTACATTTTTATTATCTTTAATACTTAAGAAGAAGTCCATTGTCTCTTTATTTTCAATACCCCTGTCTAGCAAATCTCCAGTAAAGATATACATTTCATCATCTTTTAATCCACCATTCAAATATTCCATTAAAACTGTATAACATCCATGAATATCTCCGATTATATGAATCTTCTCCCATTCACTAAAATCTAATGGATTATATTGGATGTAGTCGTTAAATTCGTCTGGCTTAATTACATTAACCCAACTAGGAACTTTTTCAGTAGTCATGCGTTCATACATATTCATGATAGCATGTTCTGGAACAAATTTATATGACTCTCTCCATTTATTGCGTTTTAAAGATTCTTCTAATGTAACATCACTAAAATCAACTACAGTAACTCTATAACGATATTTTTGTGCTAACTTTTTGTATCTATTAATCGCTTCTGTTTTACTATGCGTTGCATCAATGATAGTAAATTCTCCACGCTTCATACGCTCTTCTAGTAATTCGAATAGAAATTTCCAAACTTTTCCATCATTCTTTTGACTAATAGAAAATCCACCAAATTCATTCATTAACGGAGACTGGAATAGCAATCTTATTTCGTCTGCACTTAAAGTATATTGCTCTAATTTCTTTTCTCTAATAAATGTTGATTTGCCACTAGCAGGAATCCCACGTAGTAAAATTAAATGTCTCATGTTATGTCACCTCAAAATTTTTTCAATTGTCTATCAATCTCTTTTTTGAATGCTTTTAACAAACAAACTTCTTGTCCTTTCTTTTTATCATATACATCACCAATGCTAGTATTACATTTTGCAACAACTTTTCTTGTATTAGAGTATTTTTTTACATTTCCACTGCTATCAAATGTTGGGACTTTATAAAACATAATTGTAGCAGGTTCGTTGTGAATTATTTTTTCGACAAAAACTCCCATCTTAATGTCTTCGTTTACATTTATAAACTCCATCTTTTCAATCATCCTTTTTCTATTCAATCTCTTTTCTTTTTTTGATGAATATAATCCACTAAACATATCGTCAGTCCAGCTGTACATATCCTCTTCTATTTTGTATTTCCCTTCACCAGAATGTTCTTTGATTGTTACCACTTTTCCTCTAAATTTAGCCATATCTACTACAAATTTATCTCTTGTTTCACCGTCTTCCATATAGTAAGCTCCACCAACTTTCAAATCTTCTCTCACTCTGACTTTGTCTCCAACTTTATATTTATATTCCATCTATCCATTCTCCTATTCATCTATTTTTAACAAATGTATTACTCTGCCTATTTTATAGCCAATATAGTAATAATATTCGTCACTTGTGTATAATCCTATTGCTCTATCATTTTCACATTCAAGCTCTTCTCTAAATATTTATGATGCCATCCAACCATACTGCCAAAACAGCTTTTTATGATTCGTCATCAATTAATTCGTACATTCTATAAGCATATAAAATACTTCCTTCAAAAATAGGGTAAGTGCTTTATTTGGCACTTACCCATGAAATTTTAAGCAGAAAGAATCTCGTTAACAATAGATAATGCCTCTTTTAATTGCTCTACATCATATTTTTTGTAATTTATTGACTTAAATCTATCTTTTAGTTGTTTCTTCACTTCTGCCTGTTGCTCGGAAGACATAGACTTAATTGCTTTATCTACTTCTGCAATAATTTCTTCTGTCGATTTATTTTCTTTATTTTGTTCTACATATTTCATTGCTTCTTTTAATTTTTCTTCTGCTTGTTCTTTTGAAAGCTCTTCATAGTCACGATTGATTCCATGCTCTTTAAGCTTTCTCATAACACTTTCCTTGAATAGTTCTTGATATTTTTCAATAGCTTCGTCTTCTGTGTCGAATACGATATCTTCATCAATCACAACTCGACCACCTGCATCTGCCATAGCATTTCCTTTAGTGATAAGCACACGTTTTTCAACGCCATCAATTACACGCTTTTCACCTGTAAGAATAAAGTCAACTAAAGGATTAACAATTGCTTCTAAACGCTCTGGCATAGTAGAAGAATAAACATCATATGGCTCACCATTTTTAGGTCTAACTGTTTTTACCTTCAAGTGAGAAATAAATAGAATGTTAAATCCTAATGCTAAAATTCTATCAATTTGCTCTATAAAAAATTTGTCTTTTTCTGAATATGCTTTACCATGAGGCACATCGCCCATAGTACGATATCGTTTTTTATCTATAATAGAAAGTTGTTTTAATGTGTACTTTTCACACCACTCGTATGCTTTATTAACAGTGTCAAATACAATTGTTTGAATGGCATCTCCAATATCTTCACGATACTCTTCTAAGTCGTCTACCCATTCAATAAATGATTGCCAGTCTTTCACTGTTTCAGCTACATTTACCACTGCACCTTTAGTTCCTACCTCGAATGGAACAATAACAGAACCCTTGAATTTACTTGCTGTTGTTGTCTTCCCAAATTTTGGTGGTGCTACAAAAAGCCCACTATAATCCGTAAAGTTTACTTTTGGAATATTCATTTTAACTCCGATTTTAGATAAATCAAATGCCATTTTATATTACTCTCCTCTAACATTTTTTTTATTTTTGATGTTAGAGTAAGTCTGTTTTTAATGCTCACTCTAGTAAAGCTAGATGTTTTATAAATTAGTCAAATGGTAAATCTTCTTCATCATCTTCGAATGAATCATCGTCTTCGAAAGAATCTTCTTCAACGTCTCCATCAAAAGCATTTTCTTCTTCGCTGATAAGGTCATCTTCTGTATATTTTTTCTTTTCATAAGACTTTGAGTCAACAGAAACAATTTGCATTTCGGAGATGTGGCTTGTAACGTAATTAAATTCGCCTTGAATCTCGTCATCTCCACCCCATGAATCTTCTTCATCAACCTCTGCTTCTTCTAGAACAGTTGCATTGATGATTAAACCATATACTTTAATAAAGTCACCAAATCCTAAACGTTTCGCCATATTTTTAGAAAGTTTAGGATACTTTTCTGAATCTACAACAAATGTTGCAGGTACTACTTCATCACCATATTTAATGATGTATGCAGAGATTAATAGTTTGCCTGTTTCATCATCTACCATTGTATCTGCAATAATTAGGTCTTGCTCAAAAGTAGATGTCTCTTTAAAGTCTTCTGCTTCAAAATCAATCTCTTCGTCAAGCTTAGTAATACTATTAATATTAAAACGAACAGACTGTCTCTTTTCACCATTGTCCGTTTCGAACTCTTGATAATCTGGAGAACCAGTAACACGAACAAAGTCTCCGTCTTTCAAGTGTTCTAAAATATAATCAATTGCATCGAACTCTACAAGAACTTTTCGCTCTTTTTTCCCTTCGCCTTCTAAGAATGCATTAATTCCAATTACTTTATATGAGCCATGATTGTCATGACGATTCTCCCAATTAATTGCTTTTGACTTTTTGTCTTTTTGAGAGTACGCATAAACTACATCACGTTCCATTCCAAATAATTCAACTTTTACACGATTCTCTTTTGATGTTTCAACAAAGAATGATAGTGACTTGTAAGGTTTTTCATCTTTTTTAGTAAATCCTTCACGATAAGCATTTTCATTACCAATGCCAGTAACACGACCTACAATTTTAAATTTTCCCTTTGTCTCTTCTAAACGATAATCATTTTTTGCCATAATCAAATTCTCCTATTCTGTTTATATTTTAGTAGCGTATTTAATGTTTGGTCATTTGATTATAATGTTTTATTATTTGACCTTTGATGTTATTTTTCATTTATATGTTTTATTTAAGTTTTAACTGGCAATACCATCACCACCTATAATTACTTTATTTGGCATTACATTAGATGCTAAGACAAATCTTAGCATTTTATTTATCATATGTCAACATCTTTTTTTAAAAAATCTAAAGATGTCATTTGAAGAGCTTGTACAATATTAAACTCTCTATACTTTATTAAGTTATCATACAACTCTCCCAAAGTCAAGCCATCAGTTAATAGATTTTTAACTTTATTTAAAGCTATTGGGTTCGGCTTAGTGAAAAATACTTTTTCTAGTGCCATACTGTTATCTACATTGAAGTCTTTAATAAATTCATCTTTAGTATAATTGGAGTTGTTTCTTAGGTGGATAATATACATGTGGTATAATTTCAATGAACTTTTAAATCTTCCATCATTTAATAAGATAAAATTCTTAAAATCTTCCATCTTATCATCCGTATTAATGATTGATAGTAATTCTTCTAATAAAATTCCCTTGTAGCCTAAATTTTCTAAAAAACTTCTACGACTGTACATTCGGTAATAGCCCCCTTAAATGTTATGTATTGTTATTAATTCCTTAGTTTTATTATATAGTACATATGGTTCAATAGTCAATATTAATTTTACATCAATCGACATAATATTTGCACGTTTTATGTCAGAATAGTAATAATATTTTCCTATATTATCTTCAACAAAATTCGACATTTATGGGCAAAAAAATAACGGATAGCATTAATCATATTCGACACTTTGATTAATGCTATCCGTTCCAATGTTTATGCATAAACCTCATTCACAGTTTCCTCATTTAAAAAATCTCTCAACGACCATTTGTAAGACATGCCAAATTTAACGCATATCTTCTCAATAGCATATCTATCTAATTCTTTTCCTTCATCCAAAAGCTTTTTTGCTTCATATAGCATACCACTTCGAACAATGTTCTTCGTGTTTAATGACTCTTTATATTCTTCAAACTCTTCTAATGATTTTATCATCTCTAATCTATTATATACAGTGTAATGACTTACTGGTTTACCTTGTCTTTCTTTAGATGTCGCTGTTGGTTTTAAAACATATTTTGATTTAGCTAATCTAATTGTCTCTTTTGAAGCATCTAAAAAATCAACTTGACCGTTCTTTTTGTAATATTCTGGCTCTCTTGAAGCGATTCTTCCTAAGTTAATTGTCATGTCATCTAACTTAATTTTTCTCATATTTCCGTCTGAATCAATCAAAGTTATTATATTGTCATTTCTTACTGCTTCTTCTAGTTGCTCTTCGGTAAGCAAAGTCAATTCAGATACTTTTTTACCTTGAATACCGTCAAAAAGAGCTTGAATAATAAAAGAATCTTGTGCATTTACTAATCTAAATAAAATAGCTTCTATTTCATCTTTTGATAAGTATAAACTATGTTGGTCTTTTACAAAGGATGTAAAATAATCTTGTCTTTCATGTAGTATACTTATTATATTGTTGCTTTTATGAATATTCTTTCTATATCCATTATCTAATCCCCACTGGATATAACTTGCAATAACATTCCCATAAGTACGAGCAGATTGTTTTGTTTTTGGACAGATGTAATTTTCAAACAATAGCTCTAATAAAACTTCATCAAAATCTAATAAATCTTTTTCATTTTCTTCTTCTAAATGTTTTGATTTGTCAAAGATTCTTCTATAAACATGCTTAGTTCCTTCATTTTTAAACTGATTTAAAAAATCATTTTTAATGTTATCATTATAAAATGTTTCTAATGTTTTCTTTGTCATTCTAAGGTGCTATCCTCCCTCTTAACAATATTTATTATATATATTTATTACAATAATGTAAAGAAAGGCTTAGCAACCTTTCTTCATATTATTCACACATATGTTTTTTATTTATAGAGCAATTTTTTGTTGCTCTACTTCTTTATTTAACCCTTTAATAAATTCATTATATGCCTTTTCCATTTCGTCTAATCTCACTAATACACTGTCTTTCTTAGAAGAACTTTTTTGACATGCTTGACCATATTTAGATTCAATGTCGTATTTCTCGATTAAAAATTCTTTAATAAACTCTCCATATTTATTAAATCTAATTCCATCTTTTATTGCCTTAATAGCTGTGTAGAATACCATTGGAATATGAATTTTCTTTAATGCTTTTCGTCTATCTGCATAGTCATAGTCATGAACAGCAGAGCTTAGATAATTTGATACATCTTTGAATATTTTCATAATATCTTTAGATAATGTTTTTCCTTCTTCTTTTAGATTTAACACATACTCTCTGATTTGAGCCGAGCCGAATCCTTTAATATTATCTTTCCCTAAGTCAAGTAGCATGACAATTTGTAAGATGATTTCTTGGTCTAAAAATCTATTTCTTGCTGTAGAAGTCAATTCAATACTTTCTACAAAAAACTCTAGCTCTGCAATTTTATTAATCTCTTCAATTAAGTCACTGTGCATTGCTCTAGTTAATTCAACTTTAGATAATGTCGTTCCACTATTCCAACGAACGAACATTTCGTCTCGCTCTTCATCTGTCATGTTTTTTAATTCAATAAGAGTAATTGTTTCATCATAAATCATATCTTGCATATCTTCTGATAAGTCTTCAAACTTCTTCCCTGCAATTTTGTTACCATACACATCTGGAGTTTTCTTTGCTAGTGCAAATTCTCCATCAAGGAATGAAATGATAGTAGTTAATCGTTGCTTCCCATCCAAGAACCAGATAAAGTCATCTTCTGTTTCTTGTACCATTACTGGAGGTACTGGGTATCCGTACAAAATAGAATGGATTAAATTAGACTTTTGTTCATTATTCCAAACTCTGTTACGCTGAATTGCTAAATCAAAACGTAATTTACTTCTGTTTTTATATAAGTTTTTAATTGTTCTATTGCTTTGAGATTTTTCAATTCTAGTTTCTCTTTTAAATATTTCTTTTACTTCTTGTTCTTTATTTAGCTCATTGGAAACATTTTTTAATTCTTTTACTTTATCTGTCATGTTCAACAAATCTCCTTTTTAAATGTTTTAAAAATTAAATAATAATGTTGAAAATACAGTAAACAGTACAATTATAATGTAGAAAACTAAAACTTCTGTTGTCATTGGATAACCTAGAATCGTTCTGTGCCATTTATGGATAACACTTACTTTATCCCAATCTTCCTCTTCCCATAGTATTCTTTCTCTTTTTTCATCTTCTTTCATATATATCACTCTTTCTGTTTTCATTATACACAAAACATATTATTTTGTACACATTTTTTTAGTACTTTCTATATAATACTCTCCAAGATACTCTCTTTTATACTTTTCTAATACATCTGGATGAATTCTTCTTGCTACTTTAAAAATTTCATGTTCATCAATTTCTAAATAGTTTGCAATCTTTAATAATAACTCATCACTAGGCTCATTTTCACCATTAACAATAGAACTAAACCACGCCTTACTTACTCCAAGAACTTCTGCCATGTAGTTTCTAGATAATTTTCTTTTTCCTTTTATTTTTCCTTGTTGTCTTAAGTATGCTTCTTTTTCTTGCATCTTTTTTTCTATATATTGTCCTAACTTTTCATTCACCACTACGCACACCTTCTTCTACTTCATAGTATGCAAACATTGTCTGTAGCTTCCCAGAATCTAGCAACATTTCCTTAACATCACCAAGATAAAAGCACATTAAATCTTCCACTGCCTTGTTAATACTAATATAAGTTATCTCACCGTCAAGTTTACTAGTCTTTTTGATTTTTGTTTCATTCATATTCAAAACTCCCTCTTTTAAGTCTTACTTATTTTTAACATAATATTCATTTAAATGAAATAATATTTCCTTTTCTAATATTAAGAATTTTATATAGGTCTTTAATTACATTTTCATCTGGTATTCTCATAACATCATATAAAATTACTTCTTCTATATATCTTTTTCTCATTATTTTGTTTAGTCTAAAGTCTATACATGAAGGAAACTCTAATTGATGATAGATAATAACTCTCATTACTTCTTCAATTTTAATTTCTTCATCATGTCTATCTTCACGTATATAAGAATTGTATAGATACCTATTGCCATCACTCATTTCTAAAACACCTAGTCCTAGCTTTGTAGCCAATTCGATATTTATATTACCACCAACGTCGTATATGAAATTAACATAATCTTTATTTATTGGCGTTTCATCTTTTTTAATCTTTGACACAATTTTAAAATCCACATCTTTTTCTAA